CCAATCTCAAAGCATCCCGGATAATTTCGGGGATAAGCCATCTTACGCTGGCATCGGGAAGGGTAAAGATGTTTTGAACTGTGTCAACTGAAGGGTTAATACCTAGATCTTCATATACACTGTTCAAACTGCATCCCCATTTTTTTCTTACAAATTCACCTAGGGATACATCAGTGGGGTTCTCAGTGTCCTTTCTCAGGGACTCACAGCACCTAACCACTTCTTCTATATCCTTTTTATATTTGGATTTAACGTATTGATTCCTATCCATTTTGCTTTAAGATTAGATTGGGTTTATGGTTTAATATTTTTTAAATTAGATTAAGACAACTTCTATTTCGTCATCTGCACCATCTGCTACAGTCAATGGCCAGCCTACAGCAAGAGTTTCTTCATCTGTACCAATAGTAGCGTATTTACATTTACCGGTAGTGGAATCAAATGAAGCATACTTAACAGGTTTCACTGGAGTTAAAGCAGCAGAGGAAAGGGCATTTACTACTACTCTACCTTTCATTGCTACTGTTGCAAGTGCTCCTACAGCTGCTGTATGAATGCATGTACCAATGCATAGTTCCTTTTTATCAGTAGCTCCAAGGGGAACTATTTTACCGGTAGCATCCAGTTTAACGGGCTGTCCTAGGTTAACAGCTGTAGCTCCTACTGTAAACTGTAGGTGTAAGCCATTAATAGCTGATTTGATTATAGTTGTGGTTGTTGTACCTAAAGTATTCATTTTTTCTGGTTTAAAGGTTTATAATTAGATGTTGGTATCTCCGAAAAGGTTTGTATTTTTCTTAGCGAAGGAAGCCATTACATCCTCATTGGATTTAAGAGTTGGTTCTCCATCCCCTAGACCAGCTCCATCTTCTGCTGCTGCCGCCGACATCCGGCTTACATTATGGGATCCACAATCTTTACAGGAAAGCTTAACAGAATCCTCAGCTAATTTTGCGTATTGTTTCAGAAGAACATTAGCTGTTTCAAAATTACTGTTAGATATAACCTTTAAGAGTTCTGCATCGGGAGCTTTATCCCCACAGGATAATGTATAGAACCTAGTTGCTTCATCTCTTAATTGCTTTAGAGCTTTCTCCCCAATTTCTCCCATAGAAGCTTTTTCTTTTAGGCCCAAAATTTCAGTATCTTTTACTGATAATTGCTCGGTTAAAGAAGTTATCTTAGTATCCTTCTCAGTAATAGAAGCCTGAAGAGTTGAGATTGTCCCTTTATCCTTTAAGGCATCCTTTAAGAAATTTTCAAGTTGGGTTTGGGCTTCTGTATCAGATAACTTGTCAATATCTGCCTGGAGGAAACCAGATAAAAGTAGTAGTGATAAGATATGTGTTCTATTCATTGTCTTTTCGGTTAATTGTTCTTCTGTGTTATTATTAGATTCGTTAGGTATTGTAGATAGTGTTTCTTGAAATGACTCAGTTTCTTTGTAGGAAAAGAAATGCAGTTTTGTACCCTTACATGCTTCGTCCTCAGTGTTAAACTTATAAACACTGCCTGCATAATTGGGATTTACAATCTTACCATCTTTACCTATTTTTTGAGCAAAAGCATCAGCTCCATGAGGTACCAGAGATATTTCATGGTAATTTTTTACTAAGGTAACATTACGTTTAATAAGCTTGCCTTTACTATCATAAGTTCCCAATTTAGAAAAAAACTCATCATCAGTGAGGTTATGAGATTTTTCCCACTCAAATTCCACTGTTACTGAGGTAGAGTGAATAGAAGGGGGGTCCATCATTACTCCCCTTGCTATATTGGGGTGAGCTTTACCATCTATTTTTAATCGGCTGTTAATCCCAGCAGGCACTGTGACATTTCCTAATTTATAGGAATCTTGCCACTCTACATCGAGTACTACCCCCAATTCATTACCTATTAATTGTTCATGATTTGGGAATACAGTTTGACCCGCTAATTTCTTCATGGAGGCCCTTAGTACATCATTTAAGCTAAAATCAATGGGTGCTTGTCTTCTTACCAGAACTTCTGAAAGAGCTCTGAAAACCGGATAAACAAAATCAGAATCCTTGGGCTGTAAATCTTCTGCTTTAACGTCCGGGTAATAAGTAGCGAAGTTAGGAGTAGCTGTTTCAAATAATCCAAATCTTTCAGTGGTTTTTGGTACTTCAATGTCTCTTTTGTTAAATTCGGATAATTGGATACCCTTTGGGCAGGTATTTGAAACCAGATTATGACCGAATACTAATTTCTCAATACTTAGGTATTTCATAGGTTAAGGTCTAGCATGATTGTTAAAATCTATAACTCTTTGTAATGCAATAAAATTATTAGCTATTTGCTGAAACGTAGGGGCTTGAGCTGCTATAACTATTCCTGTACTAAATACTTGGCCTATAGCAGGGGGCTGGTTTCCAGCGGTTTCTATTCTTTGTATTATACCTCCTTCACCTGGTTCAAACATAAGAAAGTTAAAACCTGTAGTTAATAGGGACTGTAAAGTTTGGTTGCTTATACCTAAAGCTGTACTAGCATCGTTAATTTCATTATTTAATTGGGAAATTAAAGCATTCAACTCCTGGACCTTCTTGTTTAGAAGGTCCCTTTGTGCTACTTGATTATCCCCTATACCGGGGAAAGCCTCCCCTAAAACTATTGATTTCCAGTTGCTCATAATTTTTTACTTCTATCATTTATAGTCCCTTGTGGTTTTTTCTTATCGGTACCCTTTCTAGAGCTTCTATCCTTTTGGTCTTTTCTGTCTTTTTTCTGAACAGCATCTCCAGTTACTTCATTGGGATCTATAGGAACTCTAGGTTCGGGTTTATCGGGTTTTTTATAACCCATTTCATCAGCATGTTGATCTTGACCGATGATACCATCAGCATAGGCTGTTCTAAGAATCCTCTGTTTAATCTCCCTAGCTTGTTGGTATTTAAGGTCATCAGTGATAGTTGATTTATTAAACTCAACATCTAGGTATTTAAATTTAAAACCCTTTAACCTTAGGTGTAAAGAAAAGCCATATTTAAGATTATGTGAAGCAAGGTTTTGTATGTTGGTTAACTGAGATAGCATTTTGGTAAAAAGTATAGTTACCATGGTCTCAGTAGTAGAGCCCCTACCTAGAAAAGCAGCATCATATTTCAAACCCGAAGCTACCTGTAATTCATTTTGGTTAAAAATTACATCCACATTGGCTGCTGAATTGGTTGTGCTATTAAAGTTGAATTCATGGTCCTCTTTAAAACCAACGTTTATACCATCTCTAAATCCCTGTCTTACTCTAGCTTTAGCTTCAGTTAGTAAGTTCTCTAACCTTTTCTTATATACAATATCGCTTTCATTATCCTGTTGGTCTGGTTTATCTATAGTTACATCTACATAACCAAGTATACCCATCATTTCAATTATAAACTTAATATTATCAAGCATGAACTTCTGAGTAGACAGAGGTTCAAGAGCAGCCAAATAAGGGGGGGTTCCATAAGGTAAATCTGTATCCCCATTTAAAGCATAATACCTATAGGTATTCTTATTTAACTTTACATAGTTTAGGTATTTACCTATTAAACTATTATTTACTTTTTGATATGGTTCGTACCTTTGTATTTTTTTATTATAACCCCAACGGATATTTTCGGGGTTAAGAAATACTAAATTTGAAATACCTGGATTATGTCTTAGATCATTACTTGGGACCCACTCATTCGAAATTGCTCCCGCTATCATTAACTGGGAAATCATCTTATTCACTAAACCATTAACCCCTGCTACCCCATCGCCCCAATTCTGTGAAGCAAATTCTAATTCCTGCCTCATTAAATCCTGTTGTTCAGGGGTTACTCCGGGATCAAATTTTATCTTGTGGCCTGTATTAGCTAATTGGGTTAAGTCCTGTAAAGCTTGACTTACATCGGGGTTTATCTTAGCTAATTTCCTTATAATAGGGATTACTTCAAACTGAAAATCAGCTTGAAGTATGTTTATCATTTCATTTATTCGCTCAACTGTTTGACCCACATATTCATTCTCACTAACCCTACCTGGTGGTAAAGGGATGTCCAGTTTGGATTTTTTACTTGGGGATTCAATTGTAACCTTCAAGTCCTCCCTTTTAAAAGGGTTTATATTATTGAAAAAGGTTGTAAATCTGTTCATGGTTTTTATTGGGGTAATACTGTTGCATTTTGTATTCTACCTTTCCTTATAAAGTTAGCTATAGCTTTACCCATTATAGCATCATCTGTATAATCATTATCATCGTCATCTTCATCCCCACCGCCAGATCTCTTATTTTTACCCATAGCTATTGGCTTATTATCAGCATCATAAATAAATGTATAGGCTTCCTGAACGAAGTAGGGGTCTTTAACAACAATATTAGATAATCTTATATCCTCTTCAAGTGCTCCTATAATTACAGGCCTATTTTTCTTAGTGGTATACCAACCAGGAATTTTCTCCACCTTTGCTTTCTTCTCTTTTTTCTCTTTAAGTATCTTGGTAGAGTAATACAGGTTAGGATAATTTTTTTCCTGCATTTTAGAGGCTACTGCTAAACCTATGTCATTAGATTCAGGAGCAACTAAAGCTTTATTATAAATTTTACCTAAGGCTATTAAAAGATCAGCTAATTTATTAACAGGTATTTTTCCTTTAAAACAACCAACCTCTTCTCCAAAGCGATCTATTATTGTAATAGCTGAATAATCTCGCGCACGGCCAGTTGCAACGTCAGCTCCTATGAAATATTTATAACCAGGTACAGGTAAGCTATATATTCGTAAATTACCATTATAGGATTTAACTTTATCAAATATCCCATATTTTCTAATATCCACTAATTCATGGGAGTCAAGCTCATCCTCTATAGCTCTAATATCCATCAAGTCAAATACTGAATTTCCTGATGTAAGGAAGTCCCCATCAATCTCCTGAGCTGTTCTCCTTGGTCCTAGAACTTGTCTTTGAGCTTCATACCAAGATATATCTCTTTCGGGGTGCATTGTCCACTTTAACCTAATAGGAACAAATGGGTTACCTCCAGCACAAGCACCTACCCATAAACTATGAAAGAAATTACCTACTCCATAGGGGGTTGAATTTATTATAGCTCTACCCCCTGTGGATAGTGTAGGCCAAGCAGCAGCCCAAATTGTATTAGCCCAGCGAATGATAGCTGCTTCATCTATTACCAGCAGAGACAAAGCTTCTGAACGACCCGCGTCTTCTGTGGTAGGGATTGAAGCTATTATGGAACCATTAGAAAACTCCATTTCCATAGCTGTTCCAATATCGGCACCTCTACCATTTATTACAGGAACCTTCAAGTAGTCTGGAAGGTTCTTATACATGTACTTAATTTTCCTTAAAACCTTTTTAGCTACCCGCTCCTTAATGGAAATAATAATAATGTTCTGGTTAGGGTGATACATAGCTAACCATAAACAAAAAAGCGATATCAGTTCTGTGATACCGGCCTGGCGAAATTTAAGTATAATGTTATATGGCTCGTTAATGAATTGCCATAGTACAGATTTTTGGTAGGGATAAAGATGGAATTTTGTTTTACCCCTTATGGGGTGTATGACGTAGATGAAAAGAGAAAAGAAGAAAGGGTCTACCATAACCCTCTCAAGAGTTTCTAACTCTTCCTTGGTTATCCCTTTTAACTTCTCTTTTACTTCTTTCTTAGCCATTATTTAATTCTATAACCTATTTTTGCTTGAAAAAGAAACTTAGGGTCCCTATTTATATAGAGTATGGGTTCTAATGTACCGTTTAATCTCTGGTATTCTAAATTATATTCAAGGGATGAAATTGGGGTTTTACCAGTTATATCATAACCCCCATTAAAGTATAATTTACTGGTTAATTTCGGTGGGGGTTTTTTATGCCCTTTTATTGGGTTAGCTTTAAAATTTCCCTCCGAGTATTCATAAAAATAGGATAAGTAGTTTACTGGGTATCTTAAGCTTTCGATTTCACCATTAATTTTTAAGAGGTCAAGTTGTAAAGTATCCTCAGTAAATTGCCCATATAAAATCTTACTCGAGCTTGGATGGTTTTTAAGATAGTCGGGATTTACTGAGGTTATACTTTGTGTTAAGGAATCAATTACTGAGATTAGTGAATCTGTTACCTTCAAATATCTATGCCCTAAATCTTCTTTAGGATATTGGATTACAATTTTTGGGTTAACTATTACACCTTTAGTTTCTGGGACCTTATAGTCTATCAAAACTTTTATTGAATCGGTTTTGTAATTATTGAGTTCCTTAATTTTTTGGGTATGGGGTATAGTAAAGAAAACTGTATAGCAAATAAAGGCTAATAGGATTAAAGTTACAATATCAACTATTCTCAGGTTTTTCATGCAATTAATTTTGAGTTAAAAATATGCCCTGGAAAAAGAATATAAATAATATATGAAATATATTATATTCGTTTTTTCTGAACTTAAATAGCTAATAACTATAGAAGGTTATCTAGTTTACCAAAATACCAATCTATTTCATAATTCCTCCTGTTGACCAATCCCTGTAATACTCTCATTTCACCGGGCTCATCTACTAATCCATCACCATCATTATCTATACCATCCTTATCTGCTTTTATTTTCACATACAAGAGGAAAGCTGCCCTAATAGGGGGTTCATCATTGGGGTTTTTCTTAATGGTTTTCACTAAAGTAGGGGCTCCAGCAAATGACCCATTATTGTAAGCAAACATAACAAGTGCATCATATTGATTCTGTTTAAATTTTATACCCTTAAAAGCTTTATCAACTATAGCTTCAAATTTTTTAACATCCTCCCTAAACCATTCAAGGGCTTGTTCTTTTGTACACCTCATACCCTCCTTTACAGGCTCCCCTTTTATTGTGGTTGTACCATAGCCTATGGTCCAGGGTTCACCCACAAAGTTCCTATAGGCTCTATCCCTAAAAGCTTCATGCTTTTTTAATTGTTCTAATGCTCTGCTACTTGTTCTCATCCTTTTCGGTTTTAATGTTAAGATTATTTTTAAGTGTTGCTAGGTCAGTGATATTAACTATGCCATATAAAACCAATATAAATAATGCATCAGTTACAAACCCATAGAGTTGGTATTGGGGATCTCTAATCCTAAAAATAAATACCAGTCTACCCACTAGGTAACAGGTATGGAATATACTAAAAGCTAGTAACCTTCTACTGGAAACAGAACCATCTTTGTTCAAGAATGATTTACCTATCCATATAAACAAACCTAGTACATACTTGAACAAAAAAGCTTTCATAAATTCAGTTTAACATAATAACCAAAAAGTATTGTGGTATACTATTAAAATACGATTCCTGTTTACTTAAATTCAACCCATTTTTTATGGTTATAAATCTAACACATGGTAAGTTTATTGAAGAAAATGGTAAACAATTCTATGTTATTCCCCATAGTAATGTAAAAATACCTATAGAAGTTAATATGACCGAGGTAGATAAATCCCTAAAGAAAAAAACTTTTAAGGTAACCCAGAAAAGAAAGAAAAAAAATAACTAAATAATACTACTTAATTTTAAAACTTCATGAAAAATTCCCCAAATTACCCATTAACCCCCGATATATTGGAAGAAATAAAGGATATGTCGGGAAGATTATTACCCATACCCCGTATGTGTAAAGTAAAAAATGGGGGTGAAGCTTATGTTTATCCCAAGGTTTCTTTCTTCGGGCATCAACTTTTAAAGCACCACCCAGAATTACACACAGCTAATGGGCAAAAGATTAAACCCGGAGCCCGTTATATTATAGATTCCCCAGAACCCGAGATGTTAACCTCTGAATACCATAGTGAGCAATTAAAAAAAGCCTATATAAATAAAGGTTATGGAGGGATTCTGGAGTATGTAACTCGGGTTAAAGAGATTTGGACCAAGTACCAAGAGGAAATTGCTAAAAAGGGTGATAACAAAGAAGAATCTAGTAATGAAAAAAAGATAGACTAAAGAAACACTACTTCAATTAACACTTAGTTTACTAGAAATAACCTATTTTAACCCCAAAATTACCTATATGAACAGTATTATAGATCAACAAAGAGATAATTTAGATTTTAAACTTACCCCCTATGGGGAATATATTATGGGAGTAGACCCCATTTCAAAGGATTCCAAAGAAGGAGTAGTTATATGCTTTAAAAATGGTAGTAAGTTACAGGTTATTAATTCCTCTAAATATTCAGGTAAGGGAGCCCCATTTGATGAGCCCTTATGATTACTTTCTTTTTAATATGCCTAGTTATATATGTTATTTACAAAAAAATTAAAACCTAAAATCCTATGAATACACTTATTATTTTTCAAATCATGGCTGGTATACTACTAGCAAATTTGTTTAAGAAGCTTCTTAAAACCTGTACTAAAAACCTTAGAGTGATGGATGGAGTATTGTACTATTTCAAAACTGGTAGTAATAAGGGTAAAGAAATCCTAGACCTATTATTTATATTAAGATCCAAGGAAACTAAGGGGGGCAGTTTTGAAAAGGGGTTCCCAACTCAAGTAGACAAACTTCTACATAGGTTAGACCAAATAAATAAAGCTTTTATTGCAGCATGGGAGATGGATTCTGAAGAAGATATGTTAGGTTCTTTAGCTTTGCTCCGGGATAAATATAAAAAGGAAGCAGAACACTTCCTGGGTAAAGAGGGAAGGAACCTAGGGATAGAGGTTAAGGTATCCGATAATCAAGTAACTATTAAACCCACTAATATCTATACAGCAATGATATTTAACCGGGAGCATGTAGGTTGGGGGATGATCTGGCATTCTAAGTTATGGAAAACAACTAAGGGTCAGTACTTTGTAGATAAAAGCTATGATGTTAAGTTTATACCCAAAGGATCCCTAAGAAAAGTAGACTTAAACATTTATATAACAAAATCATGAAATGGTTAATCATTAATATCCTATACCTAATTGTAATATTAACATTAATTTACCTATTATGAAAGTGATAAAGAAAGAATGTAGTAAATGCCAGGGAGAAGGAGTAGTGAGAGTTAAGGTTTATTTTCATTGTGTAACGATAACGAGATGTCAGGAATGCGATGGGAAAGGAGAAATTAGTTACTATGAGGAAACTATAAACTGGGACGACATACCTATAAAACCTAATACGAAATACCCATGGCCTAAATCTTCAAAGCCCCCTGCTTGGGTATGTGATAGTAAAATAGCTAATAGAGCTTGTATTTATCCACATTGTGCATGTGGGCATAATATAGGTATATCCTTCAAAATAAACCTTGATGACCTAAAGGGGGTGAGTAAAGAGATGCACAGAAGCTTAATTATGGGGGACTGGAACCAAAGGCCTAATGATGGGGTACCTGAGATAAGTAATGCTATAAACCAGGGTAGAAACTTTAATAATGGTCTACCCTGGGATGACCATTTTTATTTTATAGGGGGTAAACCGGTAGATGGGTTATTGGATAAAGATAAACCGGGGACCCAGGATACTAAGGATGCCAAGTTTAATGGGGCAGTAATACAGGAATATGATAGCCCAGGATTAAGGGCTAAGGATTATATCCCAGAATTTCCGGATGACCAAGTGATAAGGGGAAGGGTAGAGGGTGGGGTTATCAATAAGCTCTCTTCAAAGGAACTTGGAGTGGATCAATCTTTACCTAAATCTAAACCTAAAGACCCGGATCACTTCATTGAGAGGACTCAGCATCTTCACGGTACTTTACAGAGTAGGTTGAATAAGGAAGAGGATAAGATGTTTGGGGATTTGATTTTTAGGTTAAAGGTTCATTTTGCTTCAGGGTCTCTTCTTGAAGAGGTTAAGGAAAGGTGGGATCCAGTTCAAAAGGTTAAAAGGATATGGCACAATTGCTGGGACTGTAAAGGTAGTGGGATTAATAAGGCAGGTAATAGGTGTATGGAATGTAGGGGTACACAGGGCTACTGGGGTTAAGGTAACTCTCCAGGTAGTAAAAATTTTTATTAGGCCTATAGGTTAATTGCTTATAGGTTTTTTTGTGTGGGTAGTAGGTAAAAGCCTTTAGAAGGGGGTTGGGATTTTTTAGTAGTGGGCCTGGAATAGGGTATCCTAAATAATTAAAAAAATATAAAATCGAAAAGGGGACATCTTTATTTCTAAAGATTATCCCCTAATTCAGACTTATGAAAAAACTAAGCTTTTATTTTTTCTTTTTTCTTTTCAGTCTTTTCAATTTTATTCTCCTGAATAATTTGGAACATTCTTTCAAGATCTCTTTTTTCTTTTTCATCTACTTTATTTCTTACTGACTTCACAGAGAAGTCATTTAGTAGATAAATTTCTTTATAGAAAGAAGTGAAGTTTTTTATTTCTTCCCCTAATTTTTCATTATCTTTTTGAAAATCTGAATAATTAATTATATTCTTTGTAAAAGAAGATAATTTATTCCTTGCGTTCTGTCTTTTTTTCTTTAAGTCATCAGTAGATAGATTTTTATAGTCAAAAGCATAAACGTTAGTACGTTCTACTTTTGCAGATTTTTCTTTTTTATCTGCTTTTACATTTTCTTCGATTTTAGAAACATTTACATTTTCTAATTTTTTTGTTTCTGAATTTTTTTGATTTTTCATAAGTTTTAAATTTTAAAGTTTAACGATTTGTTTAATTATTTAACTGATGTAAAGATAATATGTTTAAAATTAAAAAACAAATTTTAAAATAATTTTTAATTGATTTTTTTCTTTTTTTAATTCTGTTTTTTCTTTAAAAATATTTTCAGAATTAACAGAAAATTCAGTTTCAGGAATATCAAATTCATAAGATATTAAATGTTTAATATCTTCTATTATTGAATATGATTTTGTTTTAACATCTTCTATTAATGTTATTAATGTTCCTTCATTTTCTGTTAAATGAAATTCAATAAATTTTGCTTTGAATTTTTCTTTTTGATAATTCAGCAGATTATTATAAAATTTGAAATTATCCATTTTTAAAAGATTAAAGTTAAAGATTGAATTAACATTAGTATAAAAAGAGCAGAAATAATAATTTTAGTTTTCATAAGTTTTTTTATTTAAAAATGTTTAACAAAGAATTATTTATTTTAAGAAATTCTAAAAATTCTTCTTCTTCAATTTCTCCATTTTTCAATTCAAGTTCCAATTTTTCATTATCTTTTTCTATTAACTGAGTTAATAGAAACACCTCTACTTCATTTAATGTAATTGTTTTCATAAGTTTTAAATTTTAAATTGATAAATTATTAATTGTGAAAAGATAAGTATCTTTAATTTCTGTAGATTCTTTTAAAAGAAAAGAATCTGAATTATAAAGTATATTTAAATTCTTTACTAATTCTTTAAAATCATTTTCTAAATCTTTTTTAACTGCAATATATATTTTATTGTTAGTTTTAGAAAAAGTTATAAATAATTGATATTCTTTATAATAATAAAGAATATCTTTTCTTTGAATATTTTCATTTTCAAAAAGATTTTGATTCATTTTAATAAATTCTAATAATTTTTTATTTGCTTTCATAATATTTTATTTAACGTTTCAAATATAAAAAATGTTTCAGAATTTTAAAAATTTATTTTTCATTTTTTTAAATGTTTAATTTTCAAAAATTATTGAAAGTTCAATTATTTAAGTAATTTTAAATAATTAGGGCACCCCCTGCCTTTAAAAGCCCAGGCCTCCTTGTTGCTGGGCATGAAACCTGTTGTGTGGGGGGTGGTGGGCACTATAAGATAAGGCACCTGAGGCCTATTTAGGATAAGGCACAATAAAGGCCTTAAGCTATGCACCTAAGGCCTTATTAATCCTATACCTATCCTGAATCCGAGCTCAACTAAGTAAAATACCCAAAATTATAAATCCCCATCCATAATATCCCCATCCAACTCATTGCGCTCTATATGAGAGACAGAGGGAAGTTTGGTAAGGTTAGGTATGGATTCGGGTTTGAATCCAGTTTGCTTAGTTGCAATTACTTCTGGTTGGCCTTGAATCTGGTTCGCCTCACCTATTTGGATTTTTAGGTCCGGTTTCCTAAGTAGGCCATGGTGGTCCTTTTGGTTCAGGATCTTTACTGCCTCTTCTGGGGTAAGGTATTCATTGTTCTGTACCAGATTATTGTTGCTTATATTAATATTGGTTCCATTCTTGCCCATGATTGCTGAATACAAACTTACCATATTCCTATCAGCCGCTAAAAGGTTAGTTATGGCACCGTTGGCAGCCATTGTGTGAAAGGGTTTAAATTTGCCCTTCTGGCCTCGGATCAAAATTTCGGCCTGGTCTAAGGCCATATGCCTTGCCTCTAAGGCCCCGGAAAATGACATGAAAAGTAGAGCACTAGCCATTTCTTCTACTTTCTTGCCATCTGCTAATCCTGAAACCAATTGGATTTGTTGGTGTACCTTTTTTAATAGGTCCTTAAGGCTTAGGTTAAGGTACGAG